TCCAAGTAGTCTGTTCTAACATCTTGTCTAGAGAACCAAGTCTCATATTAGTGTCGTGGATAGATGCGTATAAGAACAACGGACAACCACTTACTGTTGTCGCACGATCTCTCAACCAATCACATGCCTCAAGAGGATGCATATAGGGTATCAACACTTTAATGTTGTTTTGAATAGAAGGATGTAAGTACGAAAGATCTACATCTTTATTGAGATCTTGTCCACATATCTTAGTGATCTCTTTTTCTATCGTGTCAGTAACAGTACGACTTATCTTCTTGGACTTACTCAAGAATGCGTGTTCGTCCATCAACGTAAATAGATAAACACTCGCCTGACCAGCATCGTTCGATTTAACTACCTGATCGATACTAGTCATGATGAAGAACCGAGTCATTACAGGCACTAGTGTTTTGTCTTCAGATGCAATCTCTATGAAGAGTCTTTCTGATCCTGAGAATGATATACCATCAACGAAACCCTGATCATCTGTTATTGCTACCTGACCAGAGATATATGGTTTTTCCAAACTTTCAAAGAATACCAACTCAATAATGTTTGAATTGACGTGAATGCGATTTGATTCATCATCACCACCCATTACCTCTGACGTGATGTACGCCTGAGTGATTTTATACTGAGATTGGTTCTGGTTTTGTGTACTCATCTATTATTCATCAATTTGTAAAATTCTTTTACCACACTATCAACAGACGTGTCCTTCAGACACTTAATCTGTTTCAACGCATCGTTCTTCTGTTTTAGTCTTTCCAGATTAGTAACCGCAATTAATCCATCGGGAATTACTTTGTCGAACGGATCTACATCCACCCACTCACCAGCTGCATTCTCGTAGTGGTGTACTGCGTTATATTGTGTAGACTCTTTGTGTATTTCCGCAAACACTATCATACCTGAGCCTGGATCTCTGAAGTATATCTGTTCACCTTCTTCAAATACTGAATCATACTCATTATACTTATTAACCCTTGCGGTCAGAACATATTTAAAACCAGCACCTGTTCCGACTTCGAACGGTATGTTTATCAAGTTCGCTTCAGTAGAGATACTACTTAACCTAACTTCCCAACCATAAACCACAACTCCTGAGTTGGTTGGATAGTTCATATCGTATTTCTGAAGAATCCATAGATCAGTAGAATCAAACTTTTCTCGTTCGTGTTCTACTTCTATCGAACCAAAACCATTGGAGTTAACTGTCAGTTCGAACTCTTTGTCGGATGTTATGAACGCATTTGTCGTATCAATAGTTAACTGACCCAAGTCTAGATTACGTTTTACTATAGTACCAACCGTACCCGAAACCTGACCGATCACTTGTCTTCCTACAGAGAAGTCTCTAGGAGGATTACCTGATGCAGTTGCAAGATCGTTTGTCGATGTAACTACACGGTGAGGATAGTATTTCTTCGCCCGATCAAGTACTTCTTCGTTCATCAGAGGCCAACCAGATTCACGTAAGTGGTCATTCATAAGATAAAATGTCCAGTAATACTGAGTGTCGCCATATAACAACAAAGACAAAGTGTCTGGTCGATCACCAGACTTAATCGTATAATCTTCCATAAACGCCTGTTGTGGTTTTACTTGGTCAATTATATCTACATACTGGGTAAGGTTCTGCATAAGAGAATATGAAGTCTCGTCTCCAAACTTATAGTAGATCTTTTCAAATTGTTGGAAGTATTTTGTACTCATTTAGAATCCACCCTCTGAGATATCTTTCTTAGAAAGAGTGACGGTTTCGGTGAAGTTGAGATTCATGTCTACTTCAAGGAACTCGCCGTCATCATGGAACGCCATCTGACTTGCGTTGTATGTGGTATCGACCGAACGTAAGAAACATGGTTTAACTTTATGTGCAATAGTCTTACCATCGTATTCAAACTCAAGGTTAAACTTATTGGGGAACTGATAACCAAGAGACAACTCTTGGCCACCGATAGTTACTGGAATATCTTCGGGATACAATTCACTACGGAAGAATGCAATAATTCTTTTGATCTGGTCTGCTTCTGCTTTAGATCGTGCAATCATCTTGAAGTTGAATTGAAACTCTCGCATGTTAACTTGTTTGAATAACGAGCGTGTGTTTGGATTAGTAGTAACACCAGTCTGTAGTTTAAGACCTGCCGTAACCTCATCACTAAATTTACCTGCCGCTTGTGCCATTCTTACTGTTGCAAGTTTTGCAAGACCGTCATTCGCACCCCCACCACTCATACCTTGTACAAAAGAAGAAACACCATCTGTCATTGCAGCCAACGCAGATGCACCACCAGCGACTGCTGCACCTGTTGATCCTACATCGACATTCTCATATGTAACGTTATCTCTAAACTGTAAACCCTGTGGAAGATATAATAACACTTCGGTGTCAACGATCTGTCTGGGTCTCATACCCATTTCGGTTTCATTCTTAAAACCGTTAAATGCACCCACGTCCTTCTCTAGTTCTTCTAGTTGTGCAGTTACTTCGGACAATGCATCAGTAGAAGTCTTGGTTGCGAATCCACCGTCATCTTTTGCTTCTGCTTTACTTTGATCTAAAAGTTCTTGTCGTTTGTCTTTAAGTGCCGACATATCGGACTTCTTCGAAGACAACACATCTGACAGACCAGTATTGAAATACTGTTCCGCAAAGAGCGTGAATCTTATTCGACCTTTATAATCTTCTTCGTCATGAAGAGGATATTTGAATGTGTTTTTTGCTGGCATAAGTTTTCCACTAAATAGGGTTATTAAAACTACTATTTCTATTTATAAGGATTATATGGCATATTCGGGCAAATTTAAACCTAAAAACCCTGACAAATATTTAGGTGATGTGACCAACATAGTGTATCGATCACTATGGGAAAAGTATGTAATGAAGTATTGTGATAACTCTTCTGATGTCAAAGAATGGGGATCAGAAGAGATCGTTATACCGTATCTATATGAAGTCGATCGAAAGTATCATCGTTACTTCATGGATTTCGTTATTGTCTACAAAAATGGTCAAACCAAACTGATCGAAGTGAAACCTTTCAAGGAAACCCAACTACCCAAGATGAAAGGTAGGCGTACTAAACGTATGTTAACAGAATCATTTACCTATGTCAAGAACCAGAACAAATGGAAGGCGGCCGTAGAATACGCAAAAGATCGGGGGTGGGGATTCGAGATCTGGACAGAGAAAGAGTTAACTGCGATGGGATTGATGCCTAAATCAACAAAACCATTAAAACCTTTCAAGAAACGTAAAAAATAAGTATAAATAGACGTATGAGTAATTTATTTCAAAGACTAGAACTACAGGCATTCCGTGCGGGCATAACACCCCGAACGAAGGAAAGTCGTGATTGGTTCCGACAAAAGGCATCGAATCTGCGTTCGATCAATCGTGAAGCATTGATGAGAGAAGATCCGTTGAAAAAACGTGATGCATCAAAGGCGGATAATCGAGAGTTGATTGGTTCTATGCAGATGTTTTCATATGACCCAAAACATAAGAAGACGTTGCCTTACTATGATATATTCCCATTGGTGATAATCGTTGGGCCTGCAAAAGATGGTTTCTATGGTCTTAACTTGCATTACCTTCCGCCCATTTTACGTGCGAAATTCTTAGATGCATTGATGGACGTGATTGGTACAAAGATGACACAGTCTTCAAGAATGCGGTTGACATATGGTATTTTACAGAAGACCGCAAAGATGCGGTACTATAAACCTTGTTTGAAACACTATCTGACTAAACATGTAAAGAGTCGTTTTGCAGAAGTTCAAACACCAGAGTGGGAAATTGCAACATTCTTACCGACTGCACAGTTCAGAAAGGCAAACTCACAGAAAGTATTCTACGATTCAAGGCAAAAGATAGATGGCTAATAAGGCGAACGTAATTGGTAACATCGAACAACTCAAAACCCTTATGGGTAGGAGTCAGGGTTTTCAACGACCTAATTTATTCCGTGTTCAGTTGCCACCAATCAATGGTTATGATACCAAAGACCTAAACTTGATTTGTAAAGCAGTAACTCTGCCAGGCAGACAGTTAGGAACTATTGAAAAACAAATGGGTACATTCAAACATGACATTGTGAATGCAATGACTGTGAGTGAAGTTACTATGGTTTTCCACGTACCATCAACACACGTAGTAAAGAACTACTTCGAAGAGTGGCAGAGTGCAGCGTGGTCTAGAGGGGAAGTTGGTTAC